ATCGGTTCAGACCCGTCAGGAGCATTGGCCGTGGCCTGTTCCATGATTTTGTAGACGGCAAAGGACTTGTTAGCCTTGCACTCCACACTGTAGGGAAAGTCCCTACGAGCCGCTGGTGATAGCTGTAGATCCTCACCGCCTGCCCCCATAGACGTAGACCGCACATCGTCAGCCTCTAGGGCGGGGAAGGTAGATAGTATCCTGTCCCTGACCCATTGCTGAAAGGTACGGCCCTTGGCCTTTGCGGAGGAGGGCTTCATTCTACGAACCAGTAGTGAGGGCGTTTTACCGCTTTGCTGTTGGGGTGCGGCTTAAACTCTGCGTCAGGCCAACAGTTAGCTACGAAGTCACAAAAACCACACGTAGACGGGTCTAGTCTTTTAAGGCCCGTAGACTTTCCACCAAACTTGTCTTCGATAGGCTCAAAGCACCGCTTAAATGGCCTGTCTTCCTCAATGGTTTTAACTGTCTCCGTTATATCAGCCTTGATACTAGCCTTTTCATCAGCCCCCATCTCCGCTTCTACAACAGCTATCTCACCACTAGATTTATCTACAACTACCCAGCCACCGGGTTCCTTGCCCTGCGCCTCTGAATAGCCGTACAATTGCCCTACATAGCCAAAGCTATCTCCGTCCTTTAGACTTGAGTATCCCTTAGACCATTTGTTCATAAAGGCCCACGGAGAACACGACTTAATATCCCAAACCCGGTCATCTATGTGAAGATCATCCTCACCTTTAATGTCAGTATTAGATACAGTAAATTCGCACTTACTCTTAGTCGCTGTAATGTTAGTTTTAGCTATACGAAGTAGCACATCCATAATGCACTCAATAGCGTCACCGTGTAACATCCTAACTATAAAGTTGTAGGGCTTCCTTACTTCCTTTTCACCCTTCATTGCCATTTGAAGCTGACACGTAGGGCGACCAATATTACTCATGCGTAATCTAGGTGTACCTGTTTGCCGTGTAAGCTGGCGGCGAAGGGAATCCTTAAAGGACTCCCCCGCTTCGTCTATCCACTCTTCAAGTGCGTCATCATTAATATTGAGGTTTTCAATCTCATTATTACTAAGACACTCAAGAGCGTGACGGAGAGATATTTCAAAGCTCATTAAGCAGCTTCAAAGTCATCGTCTAAGTCGTCGCCCAGGGATCTTATAGCACCATCAATACCCGCCTGTTGTTTAACAGCTTCAAAATAGGCTGCATCAACTTCAGCGTTTTCCTTGCGGACAGTTTCAGCAATGTGAACGATGCTATCGTACACGTCTTGTGTCATGGCCTGTGGATCTTTAGGATTTAACGACCACTCAAATGTGTGCCAAAACATGGAACCATCGTCAGATGTGTGTTCATCTGCATGTACATCCAAATCAAAGTTCCACATATCGTAACCCCGTGGAATGAGATCACGAACTTGAGCATCAAAACGAGCGTACACTCCCTTGTCACTACTTGCGAAGTTGTTCTGCCCAGTTAGCTTAATAAGACACGGTTCGTTGGTATATGTTACCTTCTCACCTTCAGCCGTCTCACCCGTATAGCTAACAAGACCACGTATTAATCGTGTGTTCTTAATAGCCTTATACTTAGTGCGCTCCTCTGGAGTTAGGCTACGCATTGTCTTGCCGTCAGGTTTACCGCAGCGAAGCATCCCGTTGGTACTACGGGCCTCCTCAGTGAAGCTGGCAATCTGTCGAGACTTACTAACGAACTTATCCTTTTCAGCATCGTAGTGCGTGTACTGAAAGTGGTGGGATAGTGGACGAAACTTTACTACGGGCTTTCCTGCCTCAGAGACTGCATACGCAATCTTGTCTTGCCCGGTTAAGTAGAATGCACCTAACGGAAGAGACTTTTTATTCTCGTCCTTGATGCGCCTGTTTGTTTTAAGAAGTGGGAGCCGTGCGCCGCTTGACTGTTCTTCGGCTGTAGCTCCCATTTCTGCGGCTAAATCTGCAAGATTAAAGCCGTCTGCCACGATTAGGTTTTGTGAAGTCATATGTATGCCTTTTTGCTTAGAGTATTGTAGTTATACATTTACTCACGGCGGTAGTCAAGCACTAACAATGACTATAAGGCCCAATTATTTCCAGATTCTATATCAATGTTTAGGGGTAGTATTGGCTCATATCCCCAACGAGCTTTAGCTTCATCAGTGACGCCAACCATTGCGTCTTTAAGTATGTCACGCACTTGATCCTCTTCACCTGGATAGCAATCTACTACCAGAGAATCATGCACAGTCAGAATAATAAGTGACTTAACAGATGCTAGATTAAATGCACGTTTGGCACGTATACATGCGAGGGGTACTAGATCTCCCGTAGCAAATCCTTGCACAGGATAATTAACAATCTGTGTGGCGTTGGTTGTACGTCCATTGCGCAACCTTTTAACATCGGGCCAGTAATACTGGCGACCACTGGGTGTTTTAACAATTCCGTTTTGTAGTACGCCATCCATAAGCCTCTTATGGTACGCCCCAAGCCCACGATATATTTCAAAGAACTCTCTAAAGTACTTCTGAATATGCTCTGGCTCACCTCCCCCTTGTCCGCCATACACCGGGCTAAACGTAAAAGACTTAGCTGCTTGGCGTAGCTCTTTGGTGACTTCGCTGGGGTCTATCTGATTAATGATACTAGCAGTCTGCGAGTGTATGTCCTTACCATTCTTAATGTCAGATATAATCTGTGGATCACGGGAAAGCTCACCAGCAACCACGAACTCAAGTCCGCTAAAATCAGCCTCTACAATAGTGCCGCCTTCAAATCGGCTAGTCATAGCCTTTCGCACGGGAAACCCACGCTTGGGTAAGTTCTGGAAGTTAGGTGAGCTAGAAGATAGCCGTCCAGTTGCCGCTATACATTGATTAAAGCTAGAGTGAAGGATGCCATCGTGGCGTGTCCAGGTTCTTATACCCGTAATGAAGCTATCCAAGTAAGTAGATAGTGCATTTAGGCGGGTCAGCTTAGTTAGGAACTCAACGGCTACATCATTTCCCTTGCCCTCTGCCTGTCTGATTAAATGTACTATGGTATGCTTGTCTGTCTTAAAACCATTTACGGACGCATACGATACGTCTAATGGAGACAGCTTCAGACCCGCTTGCTTGCCGTTGCTTGCGTAGATGGCCCCCAAACCCTTACACGTCTTACACTTACTAGGGTTCTTCCATGCTTCCCCGGTAACTATATACTTCTTGCCATTTTTCTGGCGAGTAACCTTCTTATACTTTTGTATAACACCCCGCCCGTCACAGTCAGGGCAGCATACTGCATCCGTCTTGTGTACAATGCGTGTCAGCGTCCGTACTGCACCAGCAAACTCCGACTTATTCATGCGGGGCGGGTATTTTGGGCGACCATCCGGGCGTAAGCCAATGTTGAAGGTTCGGATGTGAGCATCACGATCCACTACCACACGGGAGTATACCACTTTAGTCATGTCGGCGCCTGAGTTGAGATTAATTGGAGTATCACCCATAACCATTTCAACTATGTCGGTGAGGCGTCTCTTTGTATCTGAGTACTCTTTACGAAGGTCAGCCTCTACGCTTTCCAACACACCCATATCAATATTGATGCCGTTGGATTGCATGTCCAATAGTACATCAGTCATCTCATTCATTAACACGACAATGTTATCCAAAGAAGTGTTTTCTGGCTTATCAAATTCCTCTAGCTGGGACAGGTATATATCCCCGCAACTCACAACGTCAGCCTCTGCGTATTCTAACACAGTGGCTAGAGGGATGGCTTCAAAGCCAGTACCCGACTTAAATAGGTCATCCACTAGATCAGACTTCTTTAATGTCACACCTCTGCGCTGGGCAGTTTCTTTAAGTGACAGGGATATTCGCTGACCCTTTGCTAATATGTATTCGTTTATTAGTGTACAGCGAAGTGTCTCTGGTAAGGTGAAGCCCATCTCTTGCAGCCACTGAGCATCAAACTTTAGATTGTGCGCTACCAGAACGTCAGCCATTGAAATAGCGTCACGCAGCGCATCTGTGCTATCTGCTACTGCCTGATCATTATGATTGAACACAAGGTTTGTAACAGACGTTACTCCTGCGTCAGTAAGCCATCCAAAGTGTGCGCTAACGCACTTATTATCTGGATTAAACGGGCTGTTATCAATTTTACCTCCTAGCGGCTGAACTGTGGTCTCAAGGTCTAAAACAAGTATGTTCATTTATATTCTTCCGTAAAACTTTGTGTTAAGTGAGGCATCGTGCTTGTCGAATAAGTACCAAGCGGCATTGTCCTTGCCCGTCTGTTCATTAAACCACTTTACCCGGCCAATGCTGACTATCTTTCTGAGGCGTGGTAGGAATGGTATGGACTGCTTAGTGTGCATCCAATCAGCATCGAAGAGGAGCCAAGTGGGTCTAAGGTCGCTGAACCGCTCAATCATTGGGTGGAGTAATGATCGATCCCACGGGGGATTTGTGCATATGAAGTCAGCACCTCGTAAGTGGTGATGCTCAAGATCCAGTGCATCTAGTACGCCTACGCCATGGGCCATGGGTTGAATGTCGGACGCCGATACGCACGTATATCCCTCAACCTGCATGGCCGACACCAGTGCGCCATTGCCAGCGCAAGGCTCACAGAAATACATATCGTCCTTTAGGTGTGGCAGTAGTGGAATTACTGCGCTGGGCGGTGTCGGATAATAGTCACGGGGGTTTCTGTCGAAATTACTACGCTTACCCATTATACTACATACCTTCCGCACGGCTGTAGCTGGCAGGGAATTACCCCGTGGTATCCATTTAGCTTGTTCTTAGATACATTTAGGAACCGCATCATGTCTGGTTCTGCGCCATCCAGTTGGGCAGCTTTGCCTATGCCAATGATAACGTCAGCCTCTGCTGCCTTACCCGTCTTACTATTCTCCAGCATGTCAAAGGACAGGCGTGTCTTGCCTTCGGCATCGGCAGACGCTTGGGATATAGCTATTAGTGCTACCTCATGCCTTTTAGCCATCTCACGGGCGGAACGGTATATCTCCCGCAGCTTCTCATGCGAAGAGTTGTATGAGCCATCGATGCCAACCTTATCCATCTGATCAACTACAACGATGTCTGGTTTAAACCGGGTGATATATCTATCTACCATGTCAAAGTTCCACTCTTGCGTGTCTTTGGCTATGAAATTGTCTTTAATCGCAGCGTACATTCCACTAGCTGCCTGTGGGTCTTCCTCTATCTGCTCCACTGAGAAACCTGTAAAAGCGGATATTGCCCGTAGCTTGATGCGCTTAACGCTCTCTTCATTTCCCAGATAGAGAACCTTGGCGCCTTGCTGGCAGAAACCATTAGGACCAGCGCACAGGCTAACAGCAAAGGATGACTTGCCCGTCTCAGGTCTAGCAAACGCAACCAGGAACTCAGTGGGTCCAATACCATACACGCATCGGTGAAGGCTCTCTAGGTTAAAAGGCCATCGGGATGCGTCTGAGGCACTCGCTAGTAGCTCGTCAATGTCATCTGTGACAGGATCACCAAGGTCATCGTCTACTAGGATGCCCTCCTTAACCTTGTCTATGGCAGCATATATCTTGCTAGTTACATCCTTGAGACCTGATGATGCATCCAAGGATAGCTGCGCTATTTCTCTGAAGCTCTCCTGCTCCCACAAGTCTTGCACCACATCGTGGGCGACAGCAGGGCTGATAGGTACTGACCTGTCTACGGAACTAAGTGCGTCTTGGAATGTCTCTGCTTCAGCATTAGTTGCTGTCTGGTTCTGAACGGCCCACAAAGCTGACACGTCAGAGGCCACAAGGTCATGGCCGTATTTAGCGTGGGCCGACTTAATAGTCTGGTAGACCCTGCTGTTGTCGTCACTGAAGATACCCAGCTTTACCTTTGCTTTATGGGCCTCATAAAATTCAAAGTTCATTAGTGCTTTAATTAGTTCTGCCTGCATACAATAATACATCCGTCTGTAAGTGAAATAACAATATATGTTATACACTGTACCAGTGTTGTAATGCAAGCAATAAAAAAGCCGCTAGTAGTTACACTAACGGCCCGTTAAGTTTTGGTATGTATATTTGTATTATTGAGATCGCCACTTCATAGACTCAAGATCTATAGGCTGATCTCCCCGGCGTTCCTTAACAGTCATACCAGACCAAACTACGGCGGGGTTGTCTTTGACCATGGCATCAACAGATTTCTGGATTTTCTGCTGCTCAGACGCTGCGTGTAAATAATCATCCACTTTAAGGTCTATGATTATAATTGCTCTAGCTTTCATAATAATTCCTCTAGCTGGTCTACGTTTAAATACTTTAAATCTCTCTTAGTTAGCCTCACTGATACCTTTCCAGTAAGGGTCTTAGCTAATAGTATAGCTTTTTTAGAGGCGTCATTGTCAAGCACAATATATACATTATCGTATTGCCTCACGGTGTTCTTTATATGTTCCGTTATATTAGTGCCTAACAGGGCTAGACCCACATGATTTGGTAATCTTGATACGCTACAGGCAGATGCTACATCTTCAACTAATACCGCAGTAGAGCCGTTTCCTACTGCTATTCCGCCCTGGCAGTCTCCGTATGACCACCATTTTGATCTATGATTCGCCATGGATCTACCAACGCAACCCGTTTCGGTATTGTTATAAAATAACACCCTCTTCTCAGCGGGAGCGTAGCGTATGTTAATGTAGTTACTATCGTATGCTTCCACACAGTTATTATCTAATATGTATTGGTAGGCTGTAGGATCGTTTCTAAAGCCCTTAGTTACGCTTGGGAGGGGGGTAACCCTATGATTGATAACTTGTGGCTGTGTGGGGCTATTTAAGGCTCTGGAGAGTGATTCAGAAGTACGCTTGCCTTGCCTACTACCTCTAGACGAACACGAAGCTCTATAGCAGTTCCACAGCGTTACTCCTTCCAGTGTTTTTGATATGGATAGCTTGTTGCTTCCTCCACAGAACGGACAGCTTATGTTTTTTGTTTGTCCTTCAGTAAGTGCTACCTTACTTAGTACTTCCCATTGCTCACGATAACTAAAACTCACTTGAGGATCCTGCTAGTTCTTCGAGTGGGATTAGGGGAGTGGTCGTTACATTTCATACACACTCTCTCCCAGTGCAGATTAGCAAAGCTATCTTCTAGTGTAATAAGCACAAGGTTATCTCCACTCATAATGAAACTATTACAAGAATCACATGCAATCATATTAGTGCTGTAATAGTGGTGTTGGTCTATTGTTTTCATGGTTATGCCTCAGGGATTAAGTATTAATTTAGTATTGGTTACTATATAACTAAATGCATGTCTTACCATATCACGCCATACTGAGGATATAATTAGTGTATATACTAATAGTATATATACATCCGCTGGAGCGTATGCCCATCATACTAACATTATTGATTCTGTCAACACAATAATTTGACACCTAGTTATGCTCTTAGTAGCAAACTGCTACCCGTAAGTCATTGTTTTATTAGGTATATACGCATGTCATGAAGTTATGCGGTACTAGCTAAACTATTAGCTGTATCACTAATAAAAACACTAACTTACGGGCTACAGGCTTGCTAAGTTGATTTTTGCTGAGTTTTTATAAATTAATTTTGGTTTTTGCTAATTTTCTCAGCCGCCCGTTTCCTTTCCGAATCATCCATAGGGCGTATTTCATTAGTAACTGACCCAAAGACAATTGGAAATGCTGGGGCTAGGGCGGATTTAATAGCTTCCGCAAGTTGTGTGTGTTCTAGCTGCGTAACTCCTACCTCAGTCCTCACATCTAGGTAGTGCATCCAGGAGCGTAGTGTGCCGTTCACATACAGTCTACTCATGGTTAGACCTTCGGGTAGCAATACCCTCGCACATTCCTTTGCAACGCCAGAGCGGCGAAGTTCATCGTATGCGTCCATGGCGGCTCGACCTACACGCCGCTGTAACACATCAGCCCGGTAGGTTGTCTCTATGTCCAGATCGTCTACAGAGTTTTGTCTGTTGGACAGGTCTTGCCTACGATACTTTCTGGGTGTGGTTTTGATTTCGTCTGAATAACGAAGACTGAACTCTTGGAAACTAAACGAACGGTGTCTTAGCAACTGCCGTGTTATGTCCCTGGGGGCTGTAACCTCGATCACTGCATTTGCCATTTCCAAAACAGAAAAATGTTTGTTTTCAATACAGTAATCTAGCAGCTTCTTAGCCGTTTTGAAGTTGCTTTGATTGGAAGGGTTGCTGACCCGTGCTGCATAGCTAATCAACTCCTCTGCGGTTTGGGCTTCAATATTCATGGGCTGTGTTAGCCCGACTAATTTAGCTGCAATCATATTTGTTTCCTTTGCTTCTATTTTCTGTTCTTGTGATGATCTGTAGGTTATCTGGAATATGAAAACCTGAGACAGTATCGCCGTTTAAAGGCAGGATGTGGTCCACCTCATGCCTTACGCCTGTCGATTCAGTAATACGATCACGTTCCTCATAGATGCCTATGATTTGGTCGTGGTGTGTTTGGCTGTACCAGCTAGGTAGGGCGTTGTATCTCCTTGCACGGCTCTTTGCG